TTCCTAAACCCTACAAGCTTGGCAACGCCGACGCTCAACGTGCAGCGAGTCGGTGGGATCGGGAGGAAATCAAGCAGTGGTTGGAGAAACGTCGTGATACCTAATGCAACTCTGATACTTGGGCCACCCGGTTGTGGTAAGACTTACACGTTAATCGAAAGAGTGCAGGAGAAACTGCAAGAAGGGGTACACCCATCACGTATAGGTGTGGTATCGTTTACTACCAAAGCTATCGGGGAGTTTGTTGATCGAGCATGTGCTAAGTTCAACCTGACTAAGAATGACTTTCCGCATTTCAGAACTCTCCATGCCACTGGTTATCACGGACTGGGCTTGAAGAGTACTGATGTCATGGACCGAGAAGATTTTAAAACTCTTGGTCGCATGTTGGGGGTGGCGTTTGATGGAGCGGATGCCACCTCCATTGACGATGGTGTTACGATACCACCGATAGGAGGATCGGGAGCCAAGTATCTACAGTTGATCATGCGGTCAATCTATCGGGAAGAGTCCTTGGACTTTGAGTATAACTACGAAGAAGACTATACTTTGGATTATTCTAAGTTGGTTCAGATTCATAATCAATTAATTGAATATAAACTCAAGACAAACAAAATAGATTTCACTGACATGATCTCCAAGTACATAGAGATTTGTGAGACACCCAACCTTGATCTGTTGATTGTGGATGAAGCCCAAGACCTGACACCATTGCAGTGGACGATGGTAGAGAAGATGGCACTGACTGCGGATGAAGTTCTGATTGCAGGGGATGACGATCAAGCAATCCACCGTTGGACTTCCGTAGACGTTCAGAGATTCATCAAAGCTTCCGACCATGTCGAAGTACTCAACCAGTCCTATCGCTTACCACAGAGCGTCTGGAGGCTTGCTATGCGTATCTCTGACCACATACCAGGCAGACTGGAGAAAGAGTTCTTCCCCAAGGATGACGAGGGTATGGTCAAGGTTGTGGGTAGCCTTTGGAATCTACCATTGGACAAAGGGTCATGGACAATCATGGCTCGAACCAACAGCTTTGTGAAAGAGATAGCTGAGTCGTTGAGTGATGCAGGATATTTCTACAGCCGTAAGGGTCATGCGTCTGTCTCACAAAAGAAGTTGGATGCTATGGCTACATGGGCAGACCTGGTAGGTGGAAAGGCATTGTACCTTGGACGGATCAAAGAGTTTTATAAAACTGTGCCGAAGATAGGAGACAATCCTGTAGTCAAGAGAGGGTCAGCTAAGTTACTAGACGCTGCTGATCCAGAGCAGCCCTTGACATGGGAGGATCTAGCGTCCGACTATGGACTCTTATCCCCGAAGAACACACACCCGATGGACGTGGTGCGTCTGTCAGAGGAGGAACAGATATACATCCGCGCCATCGAGCGTAGAGGAGAGAGTATATATAAGCAACCGAGGATCAAGTTATCAACGATCCACGCCATGAAAGGAGGGGAAGACGATAACGTAGCGGTGTATTTGGGATCCACCAAGAACTGCGTAGAGGGTAAACATCCCGAGGACGAGCACAGAATATTTTATGTTGCCGTTACAAGAACAAAACAAAACCTCTACCTAATTGAGTCAGATAAAAAATATAGGTACGAAATATGAAACGTAACGATTACTTGGATACGGCGAAGCAGTTGATCAATGGTAACAGAGCCAAGGACTACGGTGATGCCAAGGATAACTTCGACAGGATAGCAACGGGATGGAATGTCATAGTCACTGATGCATTGAGCACCCATGGTAAGATTACAGCCAAGCACGTTGCTCTGATGATGGACTGGGTGAAGACCTGTCGATTGTTAGAAACGATAGACCACAAGGATTCTTGGATCGACAAGTGCGGATACAGTGCACTGGGTGCGGAGTTTGACAATGAAACAGACTGAGATGTTTGAGAAAGACTACATCATTGCCAAGCAGATGAACCAAGGTAAGGAACTGACATGGAATATACCATCAGAGTTTCCAGACCTGACGGGCTACAAACAGATAGCCGTTGACCTTGAGACATGTGACCCGAATCTAATTAAGCTTGGCCCTGGATGGGTGCGTAAGGACGGGTACATCGTAGGCATAGCCGTAGCAGCAGGAGACTGGGAAGGATACTTTCCTATCCGACATGAGAACGGTCACAACATGGATGCAAAGATTGCACTCCGATGGCTACAGAAACAGATGGCAACACCAGATATAGACAAGATCATGCACAACGCCACGTATGATCTGGGTTGGTTACGTGCCGAGGGCATAAAGGTAGAGGGTCGGATCATCGATACCATGATTACTGGTGCGGTGGTGGACGAGAACCGTTGGTCATACAGCCTGAACAATCTTGGCAGAGACTACCTCGATGAGCGCAAGGATGAGAAACTCCTACGTGTTGCCGCAGCAGAGTGGGGCTTTGACCCCAAGGCTGAGATGTACAAGCTACCACCTGAGTTTGTTGGACGGTATGCTGAACAGGATGCAGGCATGACCCTGCGTTTGTGGGAGCGACTGAAGATAGAACTGGAGAAGCAAGACCTATGGAACATCTGGGATTTGGAGACTAGCCTGATACCTATGATGTGTGACATGCGTCAGCTAGGTGTGCGTGTGGACTTGGACAAGGCAGATCAAGCCAAGACCCTACTCAAAGCCAAGGGCAAAGAACTGAGGGAAGAGATCCACCGACAGACAAAGATCAAGATAGAGCCATGGGCGGCTGCATCTGTAGCTGCGGTGTTCGAGGAGCTAGGACTGAAGTACCCTGAGACTGAAGCAGGGGCACCGTCATTCACCAAACAGTATCTCAATACACATGCCCACCCAATTGCACAAATGATCGTCAAGCTACGTGAATTTGACAAGGCGGATAGCACGTTCATAGATACAATCATCAAGCACTCGCACAACGGTAGGATCAACTGCGAGTTCCATCAGCTACGATCCGATGACGGGGGCACGGTGACGGGTAGGTTCTCTAGTTCAAACCCAAACCTTCAGCAGATTCCGGCACGAGATCCCGAGATCAAGAAACTAATTCGTGGTCTGTTTATACCAGAGCAAGGGTGCAAGTGGGGATCGTTTGATTACTCAAGCCAAGAGCCGAGGTTACTGGTGCACTTTGCGGCAAGCCTGAAGGGTGAGTACAAGCACCCGATTGTCGATAAGATTGTTGACGAATACAACACAGGTGACGTGGATCTACACCAGATGGTGGCAGACATTGCAGGGATCAAGCGTAAGGAAGCCAAGGTTGTAAACCTGGGAATCATGTATGGCATGGGCAAAGGTAAACTGGCAGCGCAATTAGATATATCACCAGAAGAAGCAGGGGATTTACTGGATACACACAGAGAGAAGGTTCCGTTTGTTAAGAACCTTGCGGACATTGCGAGTAGACAGGCAGATAAGTTCGGACACATTAGAACCCTGTTGGGTAGGCGGTGCCGCTTCCATCTTTGGGAGCCTCGAACCTTCGGGTATAAGAAACCATTACCATACGAGGAGGCCATGAAAAAATACGGTCAACCTCTAAGAAGAGCCTTTACTTACAAGGCGTTAAACAAATTGATCCAAGGTTCAGCTGCGGATCAAACTAAAAAAGCTATGGCAGATTGCTACAAAGAAGGACTTTTGCCTATGCTAACGGTGCATGATGAGTTATGCTTCTCAGTAGAGGGCGACGATCAAGCGCACAACATCAAGCACATAATGGAAAACGGGTTGTCGGATGTCTTGAGAGTCCCCTCTAAAGTAGACGATGAACTCAAAGATAATTGGGGAGAAATCGAATGAAACCAGAAAAGATTAAAACAGTCGGTCTAAGAGAAATGCATCCTGTGCAGGTCAAACATCTCATGGAACTTGTGGGCATGACATTGCATCTTGCCTCCGAAACGGGTGATGATGAGATCCTAGAAGATGCCGAGCATCTTTGTGACGAGATGATTAAGTTATTCGGTGGGGTTGGAGTACAACTATCTGTCGAAGAAGATCCAGATATTAACCACGACGGTTCGCAATCTGTGCATTAAGCGCAGCGGTTACCGGGTTATCACCTAGTAATGCAGGATCTACTGGCCCAGGTGCACGAGCTTGGGTTGGTTGGATCTGTGGTACTTGTAGACTGCTTTGTTCCTGCAAAGGGATTGGAACAAAAGATGGTTTTTCTTGTATGGGGATTGGAACAAAAGATGGTGCGGGAGTTTTTACTCCAACGGAATCATCTGGTGCCAGTGGTAAATCTTTCATCTGTCTCTGAACATCTCTAATCTGTTCTCTGGGATATTTTGAAAAAATACCTGCATCTCTCATTTCTTTAAAGTTTTTAGGCGTAACTTTAAATGGTTCAAATTTACCACGCATAATTCCTTTTATACCACCAATATTGTTTTTCTTTAGAACTCTTCTAATATCTGCATCAGTCAAACCCATAGATCTTAAATCTTCCATCATTTGATAATATTCTTTATCTATTCGCAATTTATCATTGTTGGCAGTTTTGAATGCATTGAGTAACTGATTTGATCCTGCATTAACATCATCAGTTATCCTGTTGAATTTACGTTTGGCATTTGTTTGTGTCTGTGATAATCGATAAGCACCGTATTCCAACCCACGCTTTGGGTCGAACTCTAATGGAGATATTCCTGTGACTTGACGTGCAAACTCCCCAAGTGCGTTACGCTCACGACCCATCTTGTCCATACTACTGATCATACCATCTTCGGATCCTGCTATACCCCGCAAGAAACGACTTGGTTCTAGTTTACCACCAGAAACATTTGCAGGTATTAGATTAGGCATCAAGGTATCCACAACATGCGCAAATCGTTTGCTGTTGCGTGACCCAAAGCTATCAGCGTTGCTGTATATCTCTGCTCCAGTGGCAGTTTTACCACCACGTATACTTACATCAAGTAGTGCTTCGGTAAGCATAGCTTCTGACATAAACGGTTCAAACACTTCAGCTAATGTGCCAAGAGCTACGTCATCTAATACTTGTCCTACATTCTTACCCTCTTTAATTGCATCGTCTGCCTCGTTAATGGCACGATTAGTAAAACGAAACAGTGTATCATAAGGATTAGATGTACTGAAGTTTATGTATTCAATCTTACCATCATCTGTTTTGCCAAGAGGAAGAAGAACTGAACCTTTTTCCCAACGAGGAGCAAAGGATCGTTTGTATGCATCCATCTCTTCACGACTCACACCTGTTGTAGCATAAGCTAATTCAAGTGCAGCGACTGGGACAACCGCAGTGGTTGTGGCAAAACCCAACAAACGATTGCGCCCTCGAGCTTGAATAGAAGGAATGTCTGAAGCCATGTCATCAATGCC